CTGAATGTTGCCGAGATTCGACGCCGCGCCCGTCAGCCCCTGCAAGCTCGCTTGCCGGTTCGCGGCCTGGTCGGCGGCAAACTTGTACGCGAGGTCGCGCATCGCTTCGGTCTGCGCTTGCGCGCCGGCGCCGCCCGCCTCGAGCCCGCGAGCGGCTAACCCGGGCTGTACCTGCTGCATGACGCGGCGGGCGGCGGCCTGGTAGAGGTCCTCACCCTGAATCGGTGACGCCGCTTGCTGCGCGTAGCGCTGCGCGAGATTGAGCGCCTGCTGCGAGGCGCCGAGCTGCGGCCCCTCTGCCGCTTGCTGCGCCAGCCCGAGCGCCTGCTGTGCCCCGGCGGTCCCTTGGGCCGCCGTTTGCTGCAAGCCTGGCAACATTGCCTGATACTGCGCGGCGAGATTTTGCGCGCTCGTTAAGCCTTGCCGGGCGGCCCCTAAGCCCTCCCGGGTCGCCGCCATCCATTCGGGCATCATCTGTTGTGCACCCGTGATGGATTGCTGCAAGGCGTTGACGGCCTGCTCGCCCTCTTGCGACACGCGCCGGCCGATGTCGGTGGCGCCGCTAATCACCCCGGGGGCGTATTGCTGAATCTGGCGAATCGCCGACGCGAGCGGCCCCGAGGCTTGTCCACTTTCAATCTGCTGCTGCAGCCTTTCCGCCCGCCGTCCGGTGCCGAGCCCGAGCCCCATGAGAAGCGGGTTCACCTGTTGCCGCGAAATGGCTCCGGCGGTACGCATGGGAAGCGTGCCAAACGGCGAGGTAACGGACTGGCTCTGTTCGTTCTTGCCGAAATACCGCACCCGCTCGGGATGAGGGCGCCGGTGGTAGCGCCTCGAGTCGTCGACCATCATTGCCTCGCCCCCTCGAGCGCCGTATCGCCCGAGCGCTCGGCGACGTCGAGTGTCAACGCATCGACCCCGCGCATCACCGACACGGCGGTCGTCGCCCATCCCCGCCGCGCCCATTGCTCGTCGCCGGGCACGGTGCGGCCCTCGACGACGTCGATCCCGTGGCGCCGGCAATAGGGCAACAAGCCATCACGAAAGAGGGCGCGAGAAATCCCGCTCTTGCGATGCTCGGGCACGACGTATACCCACTCAACGAAGAAAGCCGACGGTGGCTCGCCAACCGGCCGCGACCACACTTCACCCGCCAGAAAGCCCCGTATATCGCGGTCGGCGGCGAGCCACACGTTGCACGAGGGGTCGGTGCCGAGGCGCCGGCCCCATTCCGCGCCGTAGAACGCGGCGCCCGCTACCGGGTCGAGCCGCGGGTACGTGTCGGGGTAACGTATTTGGTGCTCGGCGAGGAGCGCCCCGAGCATGGTTGCGAGCGCACGGGCGTCACGGGCATCGGCGGGGCGTACTAGGCGCATGGCTCCGCCTTGGCAATCGAGGGCGAGCGGCGGCGCATCTTGCGGCGCTTGCGGCGCTTCCGACGACGCACGGGCGCCGGGTGCGGCACGGCGCCGTTGCCATTTGCCGACGCCTCAAGCGGGGGCGTAATCGTCGGCTCGGGCACCTCGAGCGCCGGCGCGGGCTCAAGTAGGGGGCGCTCGGCGGCCCCGGCAGCGACCGCCTCGAGCGGCAAGACGTAGTGCACGAGGTACGGCACCCAACCGCGTTTGAGCCATTGCTCATCACCGGGGAGCGACGCCAGTTCGACGGCGGTTATGCCCATGGTCGCGAGGTCCACGCACGCAGTACGCACAAGCGCCCGGGCAACGCCGCGCCCTCGGGCGCCGGGGGCGACATAGAGCCAATGGGCGGCGCCGTAGCGGGTCGGATGCCCTAAGAGGCGTTGATTGATTTCGCCGCCGAGAAATCCGAGCAGCGCACGGGTGTCATCCTCGAGCGCAACGTAGAGCAAGAGCCGGGGGTCGACTTGCACCCGGCCGGCAATGTGCACCGTAAAATCGTCGAGCGTCTGCGCGTCGTGCTCCGGGTACGGCACGAGCCGGTGCGCCTCAAGCTCGGCGACGAGGCGGCCGAATGCAATCCGAATGGCGGGCACGTCGGCAAAGATTGCACGGCGGACGATCATGGACGCCGCCCGTAGCACGCAATCGAGAATTGCGCCGCGTCGAAATTGACCAGGACGGCATTTTGATTCGTCATCACGGCCCGAAATTGCTGCGTCGGCACGGCGGGCCAGAGCACGGCGCAGCTCAGCCAGGAAAGCCCCTGACCCGTCGTCATGCCAGCCCACGTTTCCTTCCACGTCGCGCTCGGCTGGTCGTAGAATTGAATCCGCACGTCAAGCCCGCCCATCGGCGATTGAAGGTGCCCATTCCACCGGACCAAGACGACCGAGTTCCCAAACGACGGCGCCACGAGCTGCCCGGGAGTGGCATTAGTCATGCCGCCGGTATCCCACCAGAGCGCAGTGTTGCCCACGACGACATTTGAGGCGCTCGCGCCGATGCCCCACACCGCAGGCAATTGTAATCCGCCGCTATAGCTCAGGAGCCGGTTCTTTCCCGTATCGGCGCCGCCGTCATTGCCGATCGTGAAGAGCGATACCCATGCGGTCGTATTCGGCGCCCGGCGATAGAGCGCCATGCCCGTATCACCGGCGTAATCGAGTCGCACATAATATCCCGACTCGCTCGCCACATAGTCCGGCATGCCGGGCGAGTTGGCTATGAGGTCGAGCGCCGCGCCGTTCGTCGTCGTCAACTGCCCCCGAGCGACAATGTAGAGCCAGCTACTATTCGCGTCGCCTTGCGCCTTCAGCCGCCCGCCCGCCATCTGCGGCACGGTCGGGCTCGGGTAATTCCCGGCGAGGTCACCCGTCGCCGGCCCGGTCGCATTGACGCCCGGGGCAAGCTTTATCTGCGTAACCGCCCCGTCGGCGATGTCGACGGTTTGCACGCCGCTATCAGCAAGCTCGCGCGTGCCGACTGCGCCCGATTGGAGCTTGGCGCCCGTGATCGAGCCGTCGGCGATGTTATCGGTATCGACGCCGGTATTCCACGCGGAGTAGATCTTATCCAAGTCGGCGTCGACTTCCGACGCCAGAATCTTTGTGTAGCCGGCGGCGACCTTGCCCTGATAGGTGGTTGCGCCGCCCTCTTTCGCCGGCCGGGTGAGCTGCGCCATCTTAGCGCGTCTCCCGGGCCGACGGTTGCACCCGTAGCTCAAAGTCGCGCAGATCGACCCGGAGCGGGTCGGTATGCTCGAGGGTCGCTTGGAATGCCCGGGCGCGAATCTCGGGCACCGGCAACTCAAACTCGGCGAGATCGAGCGCCGAGACGACCCAACTCGCGACGTTCCAATCGGACACGTTCCATACGCCGCCGAGGACGCCGCGGAGCGGGAGCACGCCCGTCGTCGAGAGCGCCTCGTCACCCGAGATAGTCACGCCCACCGCCGTCGTCGTCTCGACACGCCCAATGATTCGCGCCCGCTTGGCGAGCTTCGGCGTGAGCGGCGTCCCATCGTCGAGGTAGGCGGTTTTGAGACGCGATTGTATCGGCACCGGCGGGCTCCCATCTTCGATGTATTGCCCGGCCTGGTCGAGCAACAGGATCTGCCCGGCACCGAGCGCCGCCCATTGCCGGTCATCCTCGGCGGGGTGATTCTGCACCCGCACGCTTGCCGTATACGCCGGCGTCGTATGCGGCCCCCACCATGCCGGCGGATCGCCGAGCCCGTGGCGGAGGTCAAGCCACCATTGCGTCGTCGGGGTGACCTGCCCCGGTTGCGCGATGGCGAGCTTATAAAACCCGCGGTGAAAGACCGCCCACGAGAGCGCCCGCGAGGCGGCGGGAATATTTCGGACGGCGCTTTCAATGGGCCATCCGATGTCGCGGGGCTCAGCGGCTGCGGGGCTCAAGAGATAGACGCTGCGCTTGCCGCAGAAGATGACGCCGACCGGCGTAGCGATGATGGTCCGATCGCTCGGGCAGCCAATCTCTGCCGAGATCTGCGTCAAGCTCGCGCCCGGATCATCGCTTGAAAGGTCGCCTTGCCAGAGCCAGGTCGAGACGGCCGTAAAGATGGCAAGTGGCGCCGTCGGCTGCATGGAGCCCGACGATTGCGGCACGACGGCAAGCCCCGACACCTCGTCGCCCAAGTCACGGGTGAGCGCCGTCGCTGGGAAAAAGACGCCTTGGTCAAGGTTCGTTTGCTCGAGCCCGGGTATCAGGACCGAGGTCGACCAGACACGCCGGTTTTCCGAGCCATTACCGCCGGCCCCGTAGACGCATCCGCGGTGCACGCACATGTGCGACCCGTGGCGCTGCACGGTCGAGGGGATAGGCACAACCGTCGTATCGACGACGGGGTCATCATAGAGCGCGAAGATATCCGACGCACCGGCGGCAATCCCATTCGGGAGCTGGTCATGCGCCCCCTCGATCATCTGATCGACGCCGGATACGAAGAGATGCCACGTCTGCCCGCTCCCGAGCCCGCCCGTCGGCGGCCGGAACTGAATCCGCACCCGGCTCGCCGCCGGCGTCGAGATGGTGCGGATGGCGCCGAGCTTGACCCATTTTTTGTTGGGGGTGTCGTAGATACCCCAGCGATACGAATAGACCCCGGCGAGAAGATTGCTATTCGGGTCATCCAAGCAGGTCGCGGTCTGCCCGGTATCGTCGGCAATGCCCATCGGCACCAAGTCGACCGCGGCGTCGCCGAGGTGAATGTATTTAATCGGGTCGTTATCGTTCCCGACGTAGACGGTATCCCCGACGGCAACCATCGCGTACCTGTCGCTTTGCGTCGCAAAGCTTCCGTTGCTCACGGCGCTAAAAGCCGCGTCGTCGACCGAGAGATAGAGCCTATCGCCGCCTGCCGTGCCCGCGCGTGCCATCGCGAAGAGGTAGCGATGCCCGTCGGAGCCGAAGTTGAACGCGAGGGGATCGACGTCCGTAATCGTGCCCGGGAGCTGCTGCCATTGCTTCGACCCGCGGCGCTTGGTCAAGACATACGTCGGGTCGGGCATCCAATTGTCGCACGAGGCGAGAAACCCGAGCGGGACAAAGGCGGGGTCGATCGCGAGCATGGTGCCCGAAAACCGCCGCACCGGTATGACGTGCTCTCTATCGGGGGCGCCAGGCATGCGTTACCATCCTCGGTAGGGCGTGCGGAAGATGAGGGGATCAAGTGGGATGTCGGAGCGCTGCGAGCGGAGCGGCGCCTGCCCGCGGCGTATGCTCGCTAAGAGAGCATCCCGTACCGCCGCCTCTTGCTGCGCCCGGGCGTCTCTTTCATGTTCGAGCGCAAAGACATAGACGGCTTGGACCAAATAGTTGTGATAGGGAAATACCGGGATGTCTCCCGGCTCCGCGGCCGGGAGCGGCTCGGGCGGTAAGCGCCGATAGCGCACGAGCGCCGATATCGAGTGACCCGAGGGGTCGGGCGAAAAGCTCGCTTGCGTCGCCGACCTCGAGATGGCGTAGAAGCTCGGCGGCGCGCCGCCTTGCATTCCCGGCCCCGAGCGCGCCGCTAGCTCCTCGGGCGACAGCTCGGCAACAAACGTATTCGGCGTCGCGTGCCCGTCGACAGCCAACACTTGCATGCCATGGTCATCCTGAATCGAGAGAAAGTCGGCGGGGAGGTCGACCGTGACGCCGGTGATCGTGAGCGGCGCGGAGACGTAGAGAAAGGGCCAGTCGGCGAGCGTATACAGCTCGAAAAGGTGCTGGCTCAGAAAATCCGTAGCGTCGGCGTCGAGCGCCCGGTTACCGGCTCGATTCAGCGCGAGGTCACGGATTCTCTGCCGTGTGTAACGGCCCTGAGGGATTGTCGGCATGGGTGTCTAGTGTCGCCCCGTTCCCGTCGCCGGGCGCCGACAAGCCAAGCTCACGGCGGAGCTGCGCGACGGCGTTACTGTAGACTTGCATTTGCCGTTGCTCAAATGTCGAGGCGGCGTCGAGTACCGCGGCGTTGTTTGCGTTCATGCGCTCTGCGGCGACGGCACCGACGACGCCGACGGCGGCGCGCAGCTCCTCGACGGTGCCCGCGGTAAAGGCAAGCGTGACATGCTCACCCTCGCCCGTGACCTTCACGAGCTGGCCCGAGAATTTCGGCGTACGCTGCGCCATCACGCCCGCTGAATCGCTCGCGCACGCTCCGCCATACCGCCGTCGAGGTCAATCAGGTGCTGGTCATCGCTCATACGGTTATCCTCGATTTGCCGGTAGCGGTGCACTAGCTCGAGGATCGTTCGCGCCTCACATGCCCATACCTCGACCTCGCCGGCATAGATGCGCTCGTTGATCTTGACGTACCAGACGCCGCCGCGCCCATCGGAGCGCTTGAGCATGGGAACGTCGAGCTTGACGCGCTCGCACCCGGGGTGCAGCTCGCCATGGCCGCAGCGCCGCAGCCTCGAGACGATACGCCGGGCAAGCGACTTCCCCTCGTCGTCGTCGGCGAGCACGACGTCGCGCCATGTCTCGTTGAGGGCGGTCACCATGGCGGGCGTGAGTCGCATGCGGGGCCACTCAAGCGCGATCGAGACGAGCTGGCCCGCCTCAAGCCCGTCCATCTCCTCGTCGGTCGGTGGCCCCTCCGCCGGCGCGATATTCAGCACCGGCGGGGTGTCGGGATACTTCCGCGGCCGCGCCATTAGTTAAAGGCCGACATGCACTCGAAGCGCCGGTAGAAGTCGGTATTGAGAATGCACGTCTTTGTCATGAATTTGAATCCGGCCTTACGGCGCTGCTGCAACGGGTCGGAGTCGGTTGCCGTCGCCGGCGTCAATGTCGCCTGCGTACGCGACCCGAGCGCAGGTACGGCAAACGCCGACTTGCCGAAAATGTATCCGGTGTGCACGGTCCCCGTGGCGGGCGGGTCGGCGCCGGCGGGCGCGCCGTTTGGATTGGCGGCAATCGAGACGCCGCCCGATACCTTGGCGACGTTGTACGTTGCGGCGCCGGTGCCTGCGAATGTGACGATCCCGGCGTAGAGCGGCACGGCGCCCGCTTCCTGCGACACGTAGAGGTTATATCGCCCCGCGGGTGCGGTCGCCGAAATCGTAAACTGCACGTCGAATGCCGAGGCATTGGTTACCGTCGCAGTCGTGATCTGCCTCGAGTCGAGCCCGCTGGTCGGGTCGGCGAGCGCCGCGGTGACCTTGACGCTCGAGCCGGCGGTGAAACCCGTGTCGCCGGTCGGAAGCGC